CTTCGCCGGCGCCCATGGCATCCCCCCTGACACCCTGGTCATCGGTTACAATGCCTTCAGGGCCATCTGTCGTAACCCAGAGGTGAGGTCATACGTCGGTTCAACTGCGGCAGGCATCGCCGCGGGCAATCAGATCTTGACCCATGAAGCGGCGCTTCAGGTGCTTCGAGATGTGGTCGGCGTGCCGAATGTCTTCTTCGCTCCGGCCCGATACGAGTCAGCTGTGCCGGGTGCGGCGAGCTCCGAGTCGTTCATCTGGAACAATGAGTCAGCTTGGATCGGTATCCTTCGGGGTTCCGACGCCATCGTCTCAGCGACCGGCGCGGTCAAGCTCATGCCTTTAGCGATGGCCGACTTCCAGTTCGAGCCGACCAAGGCGGGCCAATACGACTCGCTTGATCTCGTCAACCGGTTCATTTGGGCTGAAGAGTCCTGCACCGAGAAAGTTCTCGACACCAACTTCGGCGAGCTGCTGACGAATACTCTGTGATGGATCATGGCGTGCACTTGCGGACATACGATCAGACTATCCGAGACCGGAGATCGGAAGGCGAGCCGAGAGCTCAGTCAGCAGATCCGCAATGCTCGCAACCCTGCCGAGCGTGATCTACTCACATCTCAACGGGCGATCCTCGACAGCGAGATCAAGACCACCCAAGTCTTCCGATCATCGGTCGAGGATGCCCGGCGATCAATAGTGTCCAACCTCAGATCGTTTGAAGGGCAGCTGCCTGGCTTGCCCCGAGACGAGATCCGCCGGATCGTCCGCGAGTCGGGCCTCGATCAAGCGATGCTCGCGACGGTCGAGACCGGCGTCTCATCGATGCTCCCACCAGTCTACCAGAGTGTATCAGCCGGGGTCGGCGACCTCGATGAGCTGATGAAGCTGAAGGTCGAGGCGGTCGACTACACCGAGACCCAAGTGCTCGTCGGCGACACCATCGGATCACTCTTCGAGGATAAGGTGCTGCCCACCTTCGAGGGTACCATCAACGCCCATGTCGCTAACGCTGATCTGACCGGAGACATCGCCGGAGCGGTCAACAACATTGACGCACAACTAGCCCAAAACATAACGACACTGGCCACTGAAGCGAGGACCAAGGCCTCGGCCTTATCACGGGCCGCGACTCAGATGAGCGCTCGCCTCGCCGGTCTCACGTCTCAATTATATTCTGGAGTGGTCGACGGCCTGACCCGGCCCTTCTGTCGGGAGGTCGTCGGGTTCGTCTTCACCGAAGAGCAGATCACTCAGCTTAATAACAATCAGAATCTACCGGTCGCCATCTATGGAGGAGGCTATAACTGCCGGCATGGCTGGGCGCCGATCTCGGAAGGGATGGCCGAGCGGCTCGGCAAGCCAAGGGCCTCCGATGATACGATTGAGAACGCCAACAAGGCCGCGAGGAAGAAATGAAGATCACCAAGATCCCTGTCAACTCGACGACCACCCTCTTCAGGTGGATCGCCGCCGAGCCAATCGATGGCACGCCAACGATCACCTTCAAGATGACGGCCGGCGATCAGTCACCGGTGATGACCGTCCTCCACTCGGCGGCGACGGTGACCGCCATCGGCAACAACCGATCCGAGCTCACCATCTCGCCGGTCATCGCCAACTTCGCCGGACTCTCGGGCCATTGGGGTCAGGCTTGGCTTGAGACGGTGAGCGACTCGGCTTACCCGGTGCTGATCACTCGGGTCGCCGGATCGACAGCTCACCTCGCCGAGCCACTGCCTCGAGGGGTTGACCTCGCGGCGACCGCCTCGCTTGAGTGGGCGACCTGGACCTGTACCCCGGGCGCGGCGATCACTGGCACGCTCGGCGCCTATACTTGGCGAGTCAATTATGTGTCGAGATCTGGTGCCGATGCACCGTCAACTTCTCGACAGGACGATGGGATCTTGTCGGTCGTTCGCCGACCCTTCAACGTCGGCCTAAGTCATTATGACCTATGCGCCCTAGTCCCCTCACTCGCCGACATGGTCCCGAGACGCCAGCAAGACTTCAACCCCCAGATCAGCCTCGCCGAGGATGAGGTCGGGCTGATGGTTCGCGAGCGGGTCGAGGTCGATGGGTTCACCGAAGATGACCTCTTCAACGCTCATATATTTTCGAGGACAACGGCCTACCTCTCGGCGGCGATCATCTATGAAGGGGTCGGTCAGTTCGACGCGGCCCAACAATTTCGAGACAAGGGGGCGGACGCCTTCGACCGAGCGGCCAGGTCGGTCATCATCGACATCGCCGGCACCGGCGACCTCGGGCTCGTCGCCGACCTCGCGAGCCGTCGACAGGCCATTGACGGCGGCCGCAAGACCGACGTGAGGGGGTCGATGGCGTCTCGGTCTCAGACTGAGTACGAGAAGACCTTCGTGCCGACTCGGGGGATGAGACATTGATTAAGGTCAAGCTCTCGATGCCACTCACTCAGATGAAGCTGGTCACCCCCCAAATGATGAGGGCGGTCGCGCTCGATACGATTGTCCTGATCCGAGAGCGGACGGTGTCGGGTCTCGACGTGAACGGGCAACCCTTCAAGCCATACTCGACCAAGCCGATCTACGTTCAGAACACAAGGTTCCCTCGACCTCGAGGGGGTCAGCCGGCCGGCAAGTCGGTCTACTATCAAGGTGGCTACAAAGAATATAAAGAGCTATCGAGGGAACCCGGCAAGGTCGGCCCTAGACGAAACAAGAAAGCGAAGGGGCCAACCGCCGAGGTTGATCTGACCTTGACAGGGTTGATGCTCAACTCGATCCAAGTGACCAAGGTTTTACCGACTGGGTATATTCTTGAGGTCATCGGAAAGGCGGGCAAGTATGCCGGATACGTCAACGTCAAGAGGGAATTCATGGGCCTGACCATTCCCGATCAGAGGATGATCGCCGAGTCATTTGATGAGCAGATCGCCAAGAAGCTGAGGGGGCGCTAATGGCCATCCGACAAGCGCTCGACTTCCTCATCGACCGGGTCGAGGCGACCACGCCGGCGAGCTCGATGTCTCACGGGTTTGTCTGTATCCAGAACGCCGACGGTTACTCATCGATCCTCGAGGCGAGACCGGGCAACATCCGTTACTTCGACTTCGGCAACGATGACTACATCCTACCCAGCGACGACGGTGACGCCGGCCTATCGGGTCGGAAGAGGGCGACCCATACCATCCGAGTGAGGTATGACACGCCGGCCGACATCGGCCTTCGCGAACGGATCATGAGTGAAGACGCGACGACCCTAATCGATTCAATCAAGTCGCCGGACTATTCGCCGGCGACAACACAGATCACAACCTGCCTGCCGGGATCACCGGTCATCGAACCATTGTTCGACGATCAAGGGCTCGAGGTCGCCTGGCTGTTAAAGTTACCTGTACAAATATTATACAAAAATTGAGGTGAACCATGGCACCAACTTGGAGATCATTGTCTATCGCTGCCGAAGGGGCCTTTGCCTCAATTGACTCAGCGACCGGCCTGCCGACACCCGGCGCCCTATCATTTATCTCGGCACTCGTCGACCGCGATCCGATCATCGTGCCGGGCGATGCGGCCGCGACCGACCGACTCGACGCGCGCGACGGTCCCTTCAGCTTGCCCCGAGAGCCAGACACGGTCTGGTCAGGGGGGTCTCGGGCTCGACGCCGAACCGGGTCAATCTCGGTTCGATGTGACCTGACCACGCTCGGCACCGGCCTTGACTACGCGAGCACCGGCCTCGGTCGGATGCTTGGCGCGGCGATGAAGTACAGCGCCGGCACCGCGCCAGACACGGTCGCGGCGACGGTCAATGCCAATTCATTCGACCCGACCGCGGCGACCAACACCTATATCATGGGCAACATTCTCGGCACCGAGATCAACGGGCGGGCCGAGTATGGCGCGATTACATCTAACGACCAAGGCGGGGCTGGGGTCGTCGCCTACTCGCCGGCGACATCTGGCACCATCGGCCTCGGGGCGACCGTCCGCCAAATGGATACTTGGTATGTACCCCAGAAGACTAGCTCGGGTCAGATCGATGGGACCGTAGCCCTTCGGATCGACGGCGTCGGCGTCCGAACCTACTGTTACGGGTGCGCGGTCGAGTCGATTGCGCTGAGTCACGACGGCGGCAGGGTGATGGCGGACATCGTCTTCCAAGCTGCCCATATCACCGACGACCATGCGGCAGGAACGACGGGTCCGGTCGAGCCGATCTACCTAGACGGCGCGGCGCCCCACTTCCGCGGCGCCTACGCTACCCTCGGCGCGACCGCGGCAACATCCTTGACCGATGCAAGCGGCACGACCGGCGACGTCGCCGGCCGGCTCGTCGTGGACTGTGAAGCGTTCTCGGTCACGATGACCAACACCCTGACGCCCAAGGGGTTCTCGAACGATATCACCGGCATGTCTGGATGGGAGGTCAGCGACTGCACGGTCGAGGCATCCCTCACCCTATCTTCGGCCGCGGCCATCGTCGACGATGACTTCTACAGCGAGACCCCTCGAGCGGTCATGATCGGCACCGGTCCGCTCGGGGTTGGCATGGGTATGGCGATCAACCTGCCGGCCGGGGTGCTGACCTCCGACGCATCGAAGAGGGATATCTCGGGCGAGATCATCAAGCAGATCCTAAACTACTCGGCGAGCCGATTCGGCGGAGATATTCCGAACGTTCAAGGTCGAGGCAGCAACACCCCCTTCCGCCTCGGGCTGAATGGTAACTGGTAAGGAGATCAATTGTTCACTTTTGCCCTATCCGCCGAAGAGATCCGCGACACAGTGTTGAGCTGTGATCCGTCGGTGAGCGAGACCGACGACGAGACCCTATCTGCCTTCCGGCGAGATTGGGACGAGTCGGCCTTAACGCTGACCGGCGAGCCGACCCGATGGCGGGTCAAAGCGTTGACACATGAAGAGATGGTTAACGCCGAACGCTCGGCGGGCATCCACCGGCGATCCGAGCTCGGCGCCAAACTGTATCAGGTCCAGCTGTCTTTCGATGATGATGACGAGCGGGCAAGGTGGCACGACGATCTCACCCTAAGAGAGCGCAAGGCTTTGACCGAGCATGTGCTCTACATTGATCGATGGATGAGAGAATTCGTCGCGGTCGGCGTGATGGTCATCGATGGCGAGGGCAACCCTCAGCCGGCACTCGAGGCCATCGAGCGCATCCGGCCGGCCCACCTTCAGACCACGGTCTTGACCGAACTCTGCCTTCGGGTGAGGATGATCTCGACGATGGATTTAGAAAAAAAAACATGATCATCGCTGGCGTTTGGTTGTCTCGGAGTGGTCGAGCTTGGTCGTGCCAAGATTGCGATCAGTCACCCGAGCTGCGTCGACGCCGGGGCAATTGTGGGGTCGAACCGTTCGGCCGAGGTCTCTCCCATCTTCGAGACGGTCGGGTACCTGGCTATCGGATCGCACCCGACTCCGATCCGGAGTTCGCCGAAGAATCCTTCGACCGTTGCCCGGTTGCCGGGTCGATGGCGTTCGCCGACATCTACCAGATTTATCGAGCGCTGAAGGTCGACGGGCTAACCCTCGCCGACATCATCCGCCGGCCGACCTCGGGACTGGTCGAGGCGCTCTCGGCGCTCGGTCACTCGTCGAGGTTGGCACACCAAAGAGATATGGAGGCGGCACATGGCGACCCAAGCTAACAAGGTTCAGGTTCAAGTCGACGTCATCGGGGCCAAGAAGGCCAAGATGGATCTCGACAAGATCTCCTCCTCAACGGCGAACATGGGAGCTCAGTTCGGGGCGGCCTCGTCGGGCATGGCGGCGATGTCGAGTAACCTGTCTGGCGGGCTCGGCATGGTCTCGGGCTCGGTCACCGCGGTCGCGCTCGGGCTCGAGGGGTTGAAGTCTGCGTCGGCGGGGGGTGCCGTGGGTATGATGTCCATGCTCGGCCCGATTGCCCTGATCGGTACGGCCGTCGGTGGGGCTGCTTACGCTATTAAATCAATGTATGACTCGATGAGCGGCGCGACCGAGGAGGCCGAGAAGCTCACGGCAGCCATCGCAGAGATGACGGGCCAGTTCGACGAGTTTCGAGACAAGGCGATCAAGCTGACCCG